GTTACATCATCTGTAGGTACGGTTTCGGGGCATGGCACGGCTGAAGGCCAAAATCAAGCTACGATTTCGGCTGCGTGGACAAGCCCAGAATCGGGTAACTCCTCAGGTCTAGATGGAGATGATGCCATTAGTGGCTTCGACCTGTCTAATGTCTTGATGAAGTCGGACGCAATGCCAAGTGGCGGTGCTGGATATCGGGAAGGTATGGGTGGTCATCCTAGTGCTACCTATGGAGGCAAAGTTGCTTCTTTCCCTGATCCAAAAACAATTCTTGGTTATAGTGTATCCGCTGGTGAGCGTCTCAAAGGTAACGAGATTCCTGAGCTTTCCTTCCATATCGAGCAACAGGCTGTTGTAGCCCGTACTCGTAAGATGAGGGCACTCTGGACTCTTGAAGCTTCACAAGACCTCAAGGCGTACCACGATCTTGACCTAGAAAGAGAGCTTACTGGCTTGCTTAGCCAGGAGCTTAGCCTCGAAATTGACCGCGAACTAATTGAAGACCTTCGTATGATTGCATACGATGTTCCCAATATAGCTGCACCCGGATTAGGTGGTTGGGAGCGGGATACTCTCGCTAATGCCAACCCAAATAGCTTTGCTGCTCAAGGCGGACTAGGTCCTTTTGAAGGTTCTGATTTTACACCAGTAGCCTTCACTTACGACTTTACAGGAGTAGGTACTTCTGATGGTGCAACGGAAATAGGGTCTGATCCCGCTGGTACTGATAGCAATGTCTTTGTGATAGACTTCACAGCCTCTTCACTGGACTTTGCTCCACAGCACATGGGTCATGTATATGCTAACTTGCTGGCGGTTCTAAACCTAGCCTCGCAAGACATCTACAAGACCACTCATCGTGGACCCGGTTCTTGGATCCTAACTTCACCTCTAGTCGCTTCTATGCTGGAATCAGCTGCGAAGCTTGAGGGTGGCGTTGCTGCTGCTGACAAGCCAACAAATGTCGGTGGTACTAAGGTCGAGTACAAGGGTAAGTTCGCTGGCAAGTATGATCTCTATGTTGATCCTCTGTTCCCAGAGGACGAGATTATGATGGGTTACAAGGGTGCAAATGCTATGGATGCTGGCTTCTGCTACTGTCCATACATTCCCTTGCAGCAAATCCCAACCATAGTGGATCCTGAAACCTTCCAACCCAGGAAGGGTATCCTGACTCGCTACGGTAAGGCTGCTGTACAACCCGCGTCTAGGTTCTATCGAATAATTCGGATAATTGGCCCAACCGCCAACTATCTGTTCACACCATTCGCCAAGAACACTAGCACTAGAATGGACGCAATAGCCTAATCTTACTAAAGATTAACAAGGTAATAGAAGAGGCCAGGATTTATCCTGGCCTCTTTGTTTTTGTGGGTAGTATATAATTTAGGAGATATTCTATATGGAGTATAAGAGTAAATGCAGATTTCCATTATTAATAGCTTTGGAGGGAGAGATTAGGCAAATAAGGCCTGGAGAGATAGTAGTTATTTCTGAATCAATATCTCACCCCTACCTTGAGCTAATAACTGTTCCTATTAAAAAGAAAGTAAAAAAGGAAACTTCTGCATCAGAAAAAAGTAATACTAAAAAAGTAAAGAAAGTAAAAGAACCTTTAGGAGAAATTGAATCTGATGGCGCATAATCCATTTCGTACTGACAATGTACCTTCTCCAAATTTATCAACTTTTGGAGGAAAGATTTACGGTGATAGTTTTTCAGAAAATCGAGGAACAAATGTAACTGATTTAGTTCCTCATACTGAAATTGATACCAGTAAATTAGGGACTACAAATATATCTGATGGAATAGAGTTCAATGATTTTGAAGAATACATTAAGAGTTTCATTTTGGGGAGGCTAGGCCACCCAGTAATCCGTGTAGAATTAACACCCTTTCAATTAAAAAGTTCAATTGATGAATCAATATCAAAATTTGAATTTCATGCTCCTATGTGGACGATGCAGATGGCGGCGTTCGATGCTTCAGCTGGCATAAATATTTATGAACTGCCTCAATATATGTTAAATAATTTAGAGTATGTAGTTTACAAAAAGACTTTACTAACTATTCAACAACAAGCTGGTACTCTAGAATTTGATTTCTTTATTAAATATTTCCAAGATAACTTCTTGTTTCAAAATTTTGGTGTAGGAGATTTTTATCTATTACAACAACACCTAGAACAATTAAGAAAAATTCTAGGACAAGAAGGTGGTTTCAATGTACTTAATAATAAATATCTTCAAATATATCCAGCACCTGTTATAACTCCACAAGGTGTAGTAATTGTTTACAGAGCATTGGATTCTAACACAATTCACCCAGCGTACAGAAACTGGATACAAAGATATGCCCTAGCGGTTGCAAAGGGGATTCTCGGAGAGATAAGAGGAAAGTATGCGACACTTCCTGGCCCAGGTGGTGGATCAATGTTAAATGGCTCAGACTTAAAACAAGAAAGTATGAGCGAAAAAGCAGCACTAGAAGAAGAACTTCGTAATGAGCTTGAAGAACCTCCCGCATTCACAGTCTTCTAATGGAAAAGAAAAATTTTAAGATATCTACAAATGTACCCCCTCTCTCTAATATTGATGATATTAGTGATGGGGAACTAAATCTTTTTGATCCTAATAATCCAGATATTGGATTGTTTAATCTTATCGATGATGAAATTATTAAATTATCAGGATCAAAATTCCATTACTATAAGTATTTTCAAAGTGAAGACTACGATCCAGTGTATATGGAGGCTAGAAATAAGCCAGTAGCAAAGGAAGCTTTAACTGTTTACGGACATTACGATCCAAAGGTCTTGGAAGAGAACTTATCTCAGTTTGGATTGGAACTTACTAACGATCAATTTTTTATCTTTAATAAAAGTTACATCGAACGACTCCTGCAAAGGACTCCGATACCTGGGGATCAAATAAAGCCTTACTTCCAAAATTGGAAATGGGAAATTTTCCAAGTACAGGAAGATAGCTTTGAAGCCTATGGAGTATACCATCTAATATGTTCCGCGAAGATTCTCAGGGATTCAGAAGATGTTCAAGATACGCCCTTGACAGATACTATTGATAGGCCAGGGGGCTTTTTAGAAAATGGTTAATCTCCCAAAACATAGAGGCTTTTCTTATGTTCAGCCTAGTTTCCATTATTTCTCTAATAATAAGGAACAAGACTTTGATAGAATGCGCGAGGATTTTACCTTTTTTAAAGCAAAAGGTTTTACTTCCGTAGGTTTCTGGGTTAACTGGGGAGATATTATTGGTGTATGGGACCCTAGTGGCGTTGCTGGTGGTGTTGAAGGAGCTTCCTCATTAAATACTTGCGGGACTACCTACTTAACTTGTGCTGTGGATATTGCCAATGAAAATGGTTTATCAGCAATTTTTAATATAAAGGGTGGGGACGGACCTTGCCCATCTGGAACTAGTAAAAGCGATGTGGATGGTGCTGATACAGCCCTAGACTACACACTAAATGTGGTACACCAATGGGGTGGGTGGCCTACTGGAGTAGGTGAAAGAACTAATGTCAATGGATACTGCGATCTTGGACCTTTTATAAAACAACAACATCAAGGTGGTGGCGCTCAAGATTGTTTCCTTAATGAAACTAATCAGTACCACTCCCACTACATTGGACAAAAATATGATTATATGGCTGATGTAGGAAGTACTTCTGGGTTCTTACAGTTTATGTATGAACTCGGAAAATTAATGAAGGATAAAACTAATATACTATATTACAAATTTTCTATGGAAATGTTTTATCCAGAATTCCCACAAGCAAAACCTAGTGCTGTTTTAGCAGAAAAGTATGCTGCTTGGTTGTACAGAGATCCAGAAAATATACTAGGAGAAGAAGACCCTACAGTACTGGCCAACTGGCAAACTCGGTGGGGAAAAGATAAAGCTTTTATAGCAGGAGAGCACCAATGGGTTAGCGGGGTCGGTGAGGGGGCCGCCGAAGGTGGGGAAGGCACTGGAGAACCCAAGGGTAATCAGGGGGGTGTTTCTGCTGTTCATTGGCACGATCCTACCACTATGGCAGCTAACGGATATCCTATACCAGATGTTGCTTCTTGGGCAGTTTTTTCTAGTGTAGGACAAGTTGCCGCTCCGAGTAACAATATTGCAAATGCTACTATGAGAGCTACCCCACTGTAT